GCACGGTGCAGGTCTATGTCCTGACAGGACCCGTAACGCAGCCGTCCGCATCCCCAAACAGTTCCGGAATCGCCTCTGGAACTCTGCTTTCCGCTGTTCAATCGGCCCTCAGTGCTCAGACTGTGCGGCCTCTTTGCGATAGTGTGATTGTCTCCGCTGTGACTGAAGTCGATTACACTGTGACCGGAGCGATCACGCTCTACGCCAATGCCAGCTACTCGACCATCGCCGCTGGAATCACCGCAGCAGCGCAAAATCTTGCTTTGACTCTTGCAGCAAACATCGAGCAGGACATCGTCCTAAGCCAGTGGCAATCAGCCCTCAGCGTGTCTGGCGTCTACGATATGCAATTGACCCTTGCTGCGAACATCGGCGGGACACCACTCACTCCAACTTCGGACGGAAGTTTCTTGCTCACAGCAGGACAATGGGCAAACTGCACCGCCATCAACCTGACGATTGTCATGGGCACAAAAAATCAACCAACAAGCTAGGAGACTTCAGCATGAAACGAATCGCGCTCTTTCTTTTCCTGATCTTGTCAGTTATCAACTGCTTTGCTCAGACGCAGATTGACCCGACTTACCAGATTGCATGGAATCTCTTGAGTGGAGCAGGCGCCCCGACCATCACATGCACGCAGAATGGCAACTATACCGTCTACCCCTATGGGGCAGAGTGGGGCCAGTCTTATCAAGACACGACGAACAATGCAGAGTACAAGTGCACAACCTCTGGATGGGTGAAGAATCTACCCGCAACTGGCGGGACTCTGACCGGGCCACTTGTCGTTGGCACCGGCGCACCGTCGATTACCCTGGACGGGTCTACTGGCAATGGCACATTCTCAGGCACCGTCACGGCGGGCACTACGAACGGCCAGATCAACGCAGCGCAGCAGCAAACCCCAGCAGGAACGGGGAACAACGGCATTGCCAACTCGTTTCTGGCGTGCCTCGCCGCTCCGTCGGTTGCCTGTTCCATGCTGGCTCCCGCGAACTATGCGCAGACAGAGGCTCAACCGTGGGGTCTGGGAAATGTTGCAAATAGCAGCGCCTATCCTACTGTCGGACCGCTGACTTCGACGCCTAAAGGGTGCTTGACGGACTGGCGTTGGGGCGTTCCGCAGGTAATTTGCCATGAAGGATCTCCACTCGGTGATAACCGCCATTTTGGTCAGGCCTTGTTTGCACAGGCTATTACCGATACGGGCACAGGAACTTCGACCCACACTCCCGGCGCTCTGTTTCTCCAGCAAGTTGTGTTTGGCGGAACTCGAGATTTGCCCAACGATGAAACAAACGTAACTGCTTTCCAGACTCAATCGTGGACGCACTCCTCCGCATCGCAGAGTTTGAATACTGGGACTTTGTTTGGGTATGCCCCCAGCGATGCGATTGGATTGAGCATATCCGACTACAGTTCTGGCGCTACCTTAGCGCAAAACGAGGGCATGAAAGCTATTCGTATCCGCCTGGGAGAACTGGGAAATGTCGTAAGCGGGACGCTTAACTCATCGACCTGTGGTGTGACTTGCACCCTCTCCATGACGCAGTTGATAGGCGCTGGCGGATTGGGGAGCAATCTCGCTATTATTGATTTATCGCAGTCCTACACTACAGGCTATGTCTCGAACAGAGCCAATGGAACGGTTACGGGTACCGGAACTAACTGGGATTCCGCGTTCGGCTTAACAACCGCACAAACGACGTTTACCTCGGCGATAAGCAATTCCAGCGGCACAACCACGGCCACGGCTTTCAGCGTAACCAGTAATGTCGTCACCCTCACAGCGCCCAATGTGTACAATGCCAACGCGGAGGTGGTAGGAATTTCGGGCTGCTCTAATGCGACGTGGCTGAATGGGAATAGCGTAACTATACTTCCGACAGGCTTGAGCAGTAGCCAGTTCTCGTTCGCTTTCACGCACGCAAACACTTCCGGCTCCGATACATGCACAGTAACTCCAACGGGAAACACCTTCCCTCAGTTGAATGTGAGCATTGCTGTTGCAAGTTCGTCGGGGTTCAGCGTAGGCTATACCGCTTGCGAGTTCAACAATAACGACTACAATTGGGACTGCAATCACATAACTGCCGTTCCTGATGGGACACACATCACTGTGGACGAAGTGGACTATCCGTTTGTGGCAAATTCGACCGTTGCCGCCGGCGGCGCAACTGGCATGGGATTCAGCTTCCCTGCCGACTGGGCAAACAGCACGGCTCCCAACGGAGAATCGATCAGCAGTGAGAATGGACCATCCAGCAACATGACCATCCGGCAGGTGTTTCCCATCGTGTCTAACTCGACTGGGAACGTCCTGACCCTCTACACTTCGGCCCTTGTAAACGGCAACTTCGCGTCGAAATCTTACTTCTACTCTCCTAACCTCACGGGATCGGGTGGCACTGCGACCGTAACAATAAGCGGCGGCGCGATCACATCCTGCACGGCATCCGGCGGGACGAACTACAACACGAACGCCGTACCGTGGATCATGCTCAGCGGAATTACCTACACTTCTACTCCGATGGTCTATCCCCTGGTTGCGACTGGCGGATCGGGTTCGCTCTCCGGGTGTGTGGTGCAATATCCCGGCGCGGGAATCGTGGGCACACCGATAGTAACGGTGAATGACAATCCATATGTCATTTATCCACAGACAAGGGCGCTGAGTGTCTATAATTCTGCCACAGGTGCCGTGGACGGATCGGCAATCACAACAACGCCTCTTGTCGGCACGTTCAACGTGACCGACAACATAGAGCAGGAGCATTTCTTCCGAGCGAAACTGACCGGCTTTAATGCTGTGGACTATCAGTACCAGCCCCCGGGACAACAGAACAATATCTACATCACATCAGGCGGTTCATTCGGTCCGAACGACTACGAGGCTGCTTTTATAAACAACAACGATCCGACCATGTACTTCGGATATCCCGCCGTGAGTCTGGTAGGAAACATCCCCGGACGTGGGGGGATGGGCACTCCATACGGCATCGATCTAGAAGGACCGCATCAATATGGTCTCCATCTTGGAACGCCTCCATACGGTAGCGCTCAACGTTGGGGCGTGGTTGTGACCGAGTGCGGAACGGATGCTCAGTGCCAAGCATGGAATGTCACCTATCCGTTTCTCAATGCAGAAGGGTGGAACAGCGGATTGGCGAAATCCACACGCGACATGCTCGGCTATAATCCCACAACCGAGTCCTGGACGCTAACCGCAGGCTCTACCGACGCAACTCCTGGAAATGGAGCGGCTTGCTCCTTAATCCTCACCCCGACCGGTGTACAGGTGAACGGCACGGGCTGCTCAAACACTGGCTCTGTCGCCACTGTTGGCCCTACCAGCAAACCGGTTGTAGGCACAAACGCAAGTGGGCAGATTATCGATGTAAGCACGGCGGCAGCTATACCCAATACCGCGCTGGCCAACACCTCGACCACGGTGAATGGGCAGAGTTGCGCACTGGGTGGGAGTTGCAGCGTATCTGTCACGACAGGCTCTGCATTCAAGCTGGGCGGCGTTCCGCTCGACAACACCGGCAATACCACCAAGAACTTTCTGGCAGCGATCACCATCCCCGCCGGAACAATGGGCGCAACCAGCCAACTGCATATTGTGGCGCGTGCCTCGGCATGTTCCTCCACAGCCAATGTTCCAACATCGACCTGCACCGGATCGAACGCTAATACCGGCACCTGTCAGCCTGTCATGTACTTTTCCAACTCCACGGGAAGTTTAAGCGGCAATGCAATTTTCAACGGTCCGACGTTGAGCGCTACGAAGCCTGGGACTATCGACACGACCATCACGAATCTCACCGCATCTACTCAAATAATCGACAGCGCGGGGAATGGCAGTTACTTCGGCACACAGTACGGTACCGTTCCGGCGACAATCAACACCGCCAGCACAACGTACATTCAGTTTGGCATGACAAACTCGGTGGCTGCAGATAACTGCTTCTTCGACTCGGCGTTTGTTCAGTTGATACCGTAGTTGTGTGCACTGCGGTGCCTGAGCAGCAAGAGAACGGCGGCACATGTATGGAGTGACGCAAAAGGTGAAAGTATGAAGCGGATTTTCGTATCCTTATTGTTCGTGATTCTTCCATGCGTGGGCTACGCACAATTATGGTCGCCCATTCTCAACTCCAGCCAGGCAATCAACTGGTCGAACTCGGGCGTGGGCGGCATTCCCGCCCGCACCACTAACTGTGCAAGTCTCACATCTACTGCAACTGTTTCGGCGATCAACTCCGCGCTGGCCTCCTGCGCGAGCGGCCAAACCGTCTATCTGGCGGCAGGTACGTACACAATTGCGGGAACGATCAATGTTCCCTCAAATGTGACCTTGCGCGGTGCGGGAGCAAATCAAACAATTCTGAACGCAACCGGAACGGGAGCCGGCTATGTTGTCGCTTTGGGCTCGGGGGCAGTTTCCTACAGCCCGACCAACATCACGAGCGGCGCAACGGCCGGTTCTACCAGCATTGTGCTGGCTAGTACTTCCGGTGTCACAACCAACAGTTACTTGACCATTGCCGAAACCAACAACTCCAGTTTTGTCTCAGCATCCGGCAGCGAAGGGCCATGCACTTGGTGCGATGGATGGACAAGCGACGGCCATTTAGCAAGAGGGCAGATCGTTCAGGTGACCGGCGTTAGCGGAACCACTGTCACCATCTCGCCGGGGCTTTACAGCGCCTACGCCAATACGCCTATTGCTGTTCCTTTCACTATGTCGGCGAGCTATGCCGGTGTCGAGAACCTTCAGGTCCACGCCAACAACACTGGCTACAATGCCAACTATGGTCTGACCACATGCGCCTATTGCTGGGTCAAGGGTGTGGAATCGAACTACACCGATGGCGATCAGGTGAGTGTGTACTGGGGCTTCCGAGACGAGATTCGTGATAGCTACTTCTCCAATGCGTTTGTTCATGAGTCCGGGTCGAATGATCAGTCTATTCGACTTGCACTAAAGACCAGTGCCACGCTGGTTGAGAACAACATTCTGGAGCGCTGCCATGTATCCATTATGTTTGAATGGGGCGCTGCCGGGAACGTGGCAGCCTACAACTATACAGAGGGCGAACTCGATCAGAATACGTCTACCTTTGTTATTGGCGGATTTGACTTTCACGGAGCCCATCCACAATTCAATCTATTGGAGGGCAATGTTGCCACGGTGATTGAACCGGATTCTATATGGGGAACGTCCAGCCATATTACAGCTTTTCGCAACTGGACGATTGGAACCAATCAAGTATGCACGCCCTACACGGGGAGAGGCACGGTGAGTTGCACTTCGACCTATGCCTTCCAAGCTGCCCGCGCGATGGATGTTTCCTATCTTTCTACTCTAGATAATTTTGTAGGCAACGTGGTAGGCAGCGCACAGGCTGAGTCTATGCTGGCCTACGGCACTGCGGCGATGACGAAAACGGACTCCGTCGAATATCCTGCCACGCGCAGTTATGACTCGGTTGTTTACAACTGGTCATTCGGCTACGGTGAGGCAAACGACGACGGGACCGGAACAGGCTGTAGTGGAGGAACCCCGCCTTGTCATCTGGCTGGAACGTCTGCCACGGACCTGCTTCACGGAAACTACAGCAATATCACTGGCACGACCACTTGGGCCACTGGCGTCACGCAGACGCTGCCCGCCTCCTTCTATCTAACGGCGAAACCTTCCTGGTGGGGGTCGCTACCATACCCTGCCATCGGTCCCGATGTGACGGGTGGCACAGGGCCGGGCGGGCACGCAGCACTAACTGCCAGTAACCCCGCGCAAGCTTGTTTCACAGCAATGGGCGGTACTGATGGAGGCGCTGGGTCACCTTATACATTCAATGCGGCAACCTGCTACGCAGGAGGAACACCAACAGCATCAACGCCAACATTCTCTCCAGTTGCCGGAACCTACACTTCCGCACAGTTGGTGACCATCGGCAGCGCCACGAGCGGCGCAACCATCTGGTACAACACCACTGGCACGTTCACTGGTTGCTCTGCCTCTTCCTGCGCCGGCGCATTTCAGGTGACAGGTGCAATCTCAGTAGCTTCTTCACAGATTCTCTACGCGATCGCAACCGAGTCCGGATATACCAACTCGGCAACCAGCTCCGCCGCGTACACCATCACCATCACACCACCGACCGCAGCAACTCCCACGTTCAGCCCAGTTGCCGGAACGTATACCGCAGCGCAATCAGTAGCCCTTGCCAGCGGCACCAGCGGCGCGGCGATTTACTACACCATTGACGGCACCAATCCCACGACCTCTTCGACGCTTTACACTACGCCGATCTCGATTGCGGTGACCACGAATGTCAAGGCGCTGGCAGTGAAGTCTGGGTACACCAACAGCGCGGTTAACTCAGCGCTGTATACGATCAACATCCCTTCCGGCCCTTTTACCATCACAATCAACACTACGGGTAAAATCACGATCACTGGGACTGGTTCGGTAGTCGTCACAAAGGCGCCTTAGGCAAGAGAACGAAAGGATGAAATGTCCGGCATCTACGATAGATAGATAGGCCAAAGGAGGGCCTGAGCAACATGGCAAACAATCTCAGGCCCGCGTCGTCGATCAATGATCTCCGGACCCAGGCCCACATGCAACTCTCTGCGCGCCTTGAGTCCCTTGACCTCACGCCTTTGCTTATCAGGACTCTGGGGACCAATCTTCCAGCCTCCATCTTGCCTTACTTGATATGGGAACTCGACATGATGATTCCCAGTGTCCCGATGCAGGCGTTGGGCGTAACATCCCAGACCATCATTCAAAACGCTCTTCCGCTCCACAAGATCATGGGCACGCCGGGAGCTATCGTCCAAGCTCTTGGCCTGTGCGGCTTCACTGCGACCTGCTATGAGGGACAGGCGTCTTGGGGAGGATCTGCTTATCCATCCAACCAAGGGTGGGCAGTCTTCCGTGTGGGAGTGAGCGGATCGGGACAATCACCTATCGGAGTAATTGACGGAGGCAACCGCGTATTCAGTCTCCCTTCAATTCCGGTGGGCAGTTCTCTCCGCGTCTTCTACAACGGGCTCTTGCAGCGTCCAGGAGTTGACTACACATCGGCTGGGACGGGACTCACGATGGCCTTTGCCCCCGCGTTGAATTCTTCGTTGTGTGTCCTGATGCGCAAGGCCACGGACGGGACGCCGCTCTACTTCGATGCCGTTGTGCCGACCGTATCGGGTTCGAATCTGGTACTGCCAGACGCCCCGATTTCCATTGAACTCTACCGCAATGGGATGTTCCAGAGTTTTGGTGCGTCTCCAGATCAACTCGGATACATGGCCACAATTATCAACTTCTTCAAGCCAGCGCGGTGCTTGCTCGATTCCGTCTTTGCAGAGGGCGGAAACGACTACTACATTCTTGACGGCAACGTCATTGTGCCATCGGTGCCGATCGGCAGCGCATCGTTCCTCGCTTGGGGGACCTATGCGGGAACTGGAGCGGCACCGAACTTTGCCGATTGGATCACCCCGACCGGAACATTGAACGGGACCAACAAGGTCTTCACGCTGCCCCAATCCCCTAACCCGGGTGCCAGCCTTCGCCTTTACCGCGGATGGCAAGTCCTGAAGTCTGGCGGCGTTGACTTCACCCTGAGCGGCGCCACGATCACCTACACCATCGCCCCGCCGCCCACGGCCACGCATCTGGCCTTTTACCGCTACTAGGGTGCGGTACAATCGCTTTGACGGGTACAGAACCAGTCTGACTCGCCACAGGACCTTGATAAGAGGCTCAGTGGCGAGTCTTTCACTTTGGAGGGAACACTGATGGAAACGAAGATTGAACCGAACGAAACCGCTATTGTGACTCCTGTTATGTTGCCAGCCTGCCCGTACTGCGCAGACGATCCAGCCCGGCTCTCGATCATGAACCAGATCTTTCCCGGCGGCATGATCGGCGCCATCATCTTCTGCGGGAATCCCGCGTGCCGGAAGATCATCTCGACGCAGATAGTTGGGCGCATTGAACAGCAAACAGAGAATCAGGACTCGAAGCCTCAAGAGGCCGTAGTGGCCGGCCCGCAACTCGTGAAGTCTCCGGAGGCACTGTGAAGCGAATCCTTACTCTCACCGCTCTCTGGCTGTGCGCGGCCTTCGCCATCGCCCAGGCTCCCATCGGCGTTTGCCTCAACAATGTAGCGCAGACCATCTCGAACGGCGTCATCGCTCCGATCCCCTATGCCACTGTTGCGCTCTGCACGGTGGGTTCGACCGCATCCAACTGCATTGCGAACAAGGTCAACATCTACACCTCTTCCGCCCTCAGCACAGCCACCCCAACAAATCCTTTTACGGCAGATGCCGGCGGAAACTACTTTTTCTGCGCTGCGGTTGGGCATTACGGAGTCCTGATTTCCTCATCCTACGGGACATTCTTTGTCAATGACGTTGCTTTGGTGGACGACTGGTCAAAGGGCGGAACAATGACCGGGGCGCTCACTGACGCATTCGGTTTTGTTGGCAATGCAAGTACGGCCAGCGCATTGGCAGCCACTCCGACAGCCTGCAATCCAGCCTCGTACTTTTCCTACGGTATCGCAGCCAACGGCAATGCTCTGTGCAATGCACTCCCCACGCCGGCAACCGTCTACTACCAGACCATCCAAGCGGCTGGCTCCCCACTCACTCAACAGCCAGTCCTGAACTTCGACAGCACCATGGCGGCTACGAACGGCAGCGGCAAGACGAATGCAGGACTCCCATCGACCGGAACGCCCGGAACCTACGCGAATCCCGTCTCTCTCACTACGGACGCTCAGGGGCGAGTGACGGCAGTCACGGGTGGTTCGTCCGCTTGGACGATCGAGAACTGTGTTAGCGTATCGTGCGCGGGGGGATCGACGTATGCACCATCTATCACTTATATAAATTCGACCGCTCATTGGCTGGATGAGTATGTAAACATTCAAGGATACGACAGCAGCGGAGGCTGCACCGGACCAAGCGGA